GTGTATGGGGATGTGTAGATATAGATTCATATGCAGGGTTTGATCATAAAAAATTAATAGATAAAATAAAAAGTTTTAAACTACCGCTGGTAGTGTGTAGGTCGAAGAGTGGGGGCGCTCACGTGTTTCTCTTCTCCGAGACTCCCGTTGACGCAGAAAGAATGAGAGACAAACTTACAGAAATAAAGACACTACTAGGATACGGCGGATCAGAAGTCTTTCCAAAACAAATTAAACTACAATCACCAGACGACACAGGAAACTTTTTAAACTTACCATACTTTAATGGGGATGAATCTTTAAGATATGCATTCAAAGAAGATGGTACAGCAGCAACTTTACAAGAATTTTATGAGATCTACAATAATGTAAAACAACTAGATGTTGGTCTCGTAAAAGTACAGAGGCCTCAATCAGAATTTTCTGATGGGCCTCCGTGCATAGAACTTATGGCAGCAAACAATGTAGAAGAAGGTGGTAGAGACAATGCATTATTCCATTATACAGTTTATGCTAAAAAGAAATGGCCATCAGGTTGGCAAGGTAAAGTTTCTTTGTTTAATGAGAAACATGTTAAACCAATCTACGATGATGCAGGATTAAATAGAATTATAAAACAACATGAGAAAAAAGATTGGGGTTATAAATGTAATGATACTCCAATGTGTAATTTATGTGATAAAAAATTATGTAAGAGTCGTAAGTATGGAATAGGGGATGAGATAGTATTTCCATCATTAACAGATTTACAAAAAATTAAATTAGAAAAACCTTACTATTATCTAAATGTGGATGGAGAAAGATTATATCTAGAGAATGTAAAATTCTTAAAACAACAAAATTTATTCCAGGAAGCTTGTATGGAACAGTTGGACTTTAAACCACCAACAGTTAAACCAAAAGATTGGGATATGATAATAAATCCACTGATGAAGAATCACGAACCTGTGGAACCACCTGAAGGTGTAACAACTAATGATCAATTACAGAATCATCTAGAAGAGTTTTGTTTAAATAGACACATTGGTACTGAAATGAGCGATCTTAAACGTGGTGGTGTATGGACTGATGATGGTTATCATCACTTTATATTTAGTAAATTTTATAATCAATTCTTAATCAGACAAAGATGGGATGTAAACTATTCTAGAACTGCGCAGATGTTGAAAGAAGTTTGTAATTGTGAAGACAAAAGAATTGGTAAAGATAAGGTATCAGTGTTTAGAGTAAAACAATTTGATCTAAAAGAAGAAGAGTATACGCAAAAAGAACTTAAACCGAAGGATGTATTTTAATGAAACTAAGATGTTTTATAGAAAGCTTTATTGATGTAGGTAGTGGATTAATTTTAGCAATATTAATTCAGTTATATATATTTCCATTCTTTGGACTATATCCAACGATCTGGGATAGCTTACATATTGCATTAATATTTACCGCAGTTTCAATTATCAGATCATCAATATGGAGACATTTTTTTAGGAGGATTAAATGAAAACAATAGTATTAGGCCCACCAGGAACAGGAAAGACTACAACTCTATTAAATAAAGTAGATAATTATTTAAAAGAAACTGATCCAGATAAAATAGGTTACTTTGCTTTTACTCAAAAAGCTGCATACGAAGCAAGAGATAGAGCAATGAAACAATTTAATTATACAGAAGATGATCTTCCATACTTTAGAACTTTACACTCACTAGCATTTAAAAAACTTGGACTTAAAAAAGATCAAGTAATGCAACCAAGACACTATAAAGATCTTGGAAAAAAGCTAGGATTTCCAGTAGCTTACGCCGAACACCAAGAAGATCATGGATTCTTTACATCTGATAGTGAGTATTTACAGATAATTAATTTAGCAAAACTTAGAAATATAACTCCTGACCAACAATATGAACTTCAAGAACATACACAAGACCTGGAGAGAAACAAACTTACTATTATATCTAATGAGTTGGAAAGATATAAAAAAGAATATGGTCTAATAGATTTTAATGACATGATTTTAAATTTTATAAAATCAGATAAGTCTCCAAATTTTGATGTAGTCTTTATTGATGAAGCTCAAGATTTATCTCGAATGCAATGGGATATGACAAAAACTATTTGGGATAAAACTCAAGATACTTTTATTGCTGGAGATGATGATCAGGCTATCTTTAAATGGGCTGGTGCTGATGTAGATTCTTTTATAGCTTTACAAGATCAAATGATAAATCTTCCACTTATTCAATCACATAGAATTCCTATGAAAGTTCATAGACTTGCTATGGGAATTATAAATAGAATTAGAAATAGAATAGATAAAACTTGGAAACCTAAAACTAATGAAGGAAGTTTACATAGACACTTTGATGTTGAATCAATTGATATGTCATCTGGCGAATGGTTAATACTATCTAGAACTAAATATATGCTTAAAGAAATAGAGGATACTTTGTATCGTAAAGGTTTGTATTATGAGAATAAATATAAAAAAAGTTATGAGAAAGATATGCAAGAAGCAGTCACAGATTGGGAGCATTTAAGACAAGGACAATTAATGTCTTATAAACAAATTGAAAAGATTTATAGTTATATGAATCCTGAACATGCAGACAAGAATAAATTAAAAGGAATGGTGAAAGAATCCTTCTATGGTATTGACGCATTGACCAAGGACCACGGATTAAAAACTAACAAAGTTTGGTTTGAAGCTTTTAATGAAGCAGGTCAACAAAGAGTAAATTATTTAAGAAAAATGAGAGCTAATGGTGAGAAATTAAATAAACCACCAAGAATAAAATTGTCTACGATTCACGCCGCTAAAGGTGGTGAATGTCAAAACGTTGTATTGTTAACTGATCAAACAAGAACAACTATGAATACATACGAAAAGAATCCTGATGATGAGAACAGACTATATTATGTAGGTGCAACAAGAACAAAAGAAAACTTACACATAATAGAACCAAAACAACCAAGCAAAGGATTTATAATATGAAAGATATATACACAAGACAGGTAGGCGGGACTCACTATAAGTCTATGGTCATTCAACCATCAGAATTTATAAATAAAAATAATATTCCGTTCGCAGAGGGGAATGCAATTAAATATTTATGCAGACATAAGCAAAAAAATCAAAAACAAGATTTGGAGAAAGCAATTCATTATTGTCAAATGGCTATTGAACGTGACTATCCGGATGAACCAAAAAAAGAAGAACCAAAAATAAATAAACATAACACATGGGGGATAAACAAATGAACTGCTGGCATTGTCAAACAGAATTAATATGGGGTGGAGATCATGACACTGAGGATAACGAGGATTATGATATTGTTAGTAACTTATCCTGTCCCAACTGTCATTGTGCTGTTGATGTATGGCACCCTTCAGAGAAATTAATAAAAGAATATAACGACTACAAGGAGAAAAACAAATGATACAAGTACCACTATTTAAACCACAAACTGAATGGCTACCGCCAGAAGAATTTCCAGATCTATCAAAGTATGATGAGATCGCAATCGATTTAGAAACCAAAGACCCTGACTTAACCAAGATGGGATCAGGATCAGTAGCCAACAAAGGAGATGTTGTTGGAATAGCTGTCGCTGTTAAAGACTGGTCGGGTTATTATCCAATCGCTCACGAAGGTGGGGGTAATATGGATAGAGCTAAAGTTTTAAAATGGTTCCAAGGTGTGTTGAGCACTCCAGCCATGAAAATATTTCACAACGCCATGTACGACGTATGTTGGATAAGAGCGCTCGGTTTAAGTATTAACGGAAGAATTGTAGACACGATGATTGCATCGGCCCTAGTTGATGAGAATCAAATGCGTTATGACTTAAACAACTGTTCTAAAAGATACACTGGAAAAGGAAAAAATGAAACAGAATTATATGAAGCTGCAAAGAGTTGGGGGGTTGACGCTAAGGCAGAAATGTATAAACTACCTGCCATTTATGTTGGCGCTTACGCAGAAAAAGATGCTGAGATAACTTATGAACTTTGGCAAGAGTTAAAGAAAGAAATTACTAATCAAGATTTAAAATCTATCTTCCAATTAGAAACTGACTTATTCCCTTGCCTCGTAGATATGCGGTTCTTAGGAGTTCGTGTAGATATTGAAGGAGCTCACAAATTAAAAGAAGAGTTAAGTAAAGAAGAAAAAGAATGCCTATTAAAAGTAAAAAAAGAAACATCAGTAGATGTCCAAATATGGGCTGCGAGGTCGATCGCTCAAGTTTTTGAAAAACTTCACCTACCATTTGACCGCACCGAAAAAACAAATTCTCCATCATTTACTAAAAACTTTTTACAGAATCACCCCCACCCAC